ATTGTTTTTGAAAAAGATTATTTTATTATACAATGTATTTATAATATCCTTTTTAATGATATCCTTTTCGTCATCGTAAGACGGTATCATTATTCCGTTATGTTTGTTATTTATGATATTTTCATTTGTTGACAATAGAAAGAACATAAATGGATTTGAAACTCTTACCTTCAAAGGTGAGGGTATCTTAACTCCATGTCCATACGAACCAGATAAGTGCCATGCAATGCGTGGATTAGGTCCCTGGCAAGAAGTGGATTGTGATACAGGAAGATTTCTTTCAGATCCATTAGATGTGGAACTGGAGCTACTATTGAACCGCAATATTTGGAGCGCTAATAAAGATGTTTGCAAATATCCTCAATCTTGGCCATGGGGAAGACAATAAAAATTATATTCAGGAGAATAACCATGGATATGCCCGAATTGGTCTTATTGGTCTTATTGGTCTTATTGGTCTGTCTTTTAGGTTTAGCAATACTTTTTATCCATATAAGCTGGTTGGGCCTATATGAGCTATACGATAGATATAGCGGTCAATATAAATGGATAGATGCAACTATAATCGAAAAATCATATACACCACAGCAAACACATACTGGCGTTGGACCATCTATGGGTAGTAGTGGTGGTATTGCGGTAACAGTCGGTTCAACGCCAGAGAAACATATGGTTTTTTTAAAAGATAAAGATGCAGATAGATGGAAAATGAATGTAGATGAAGATTTTTATTTTGATTGTAATAAAAAAGATAAAGTTAAACTTGAATTTACGGTTGGAAGATCAGGAAAATATTATGGACCATTAGCTATACGAAAAGGAGACTAAAAATGGGTGAACTGTGGACGATTATAATTGCTTTAGGTACTGGAATAGCCGCAACGGCTGCTTGGTTTCTTAAAAAGAAAAATAAATAAAAATATTATTATGACATACCTGGTGAGCTAATAATGGGTTTTTTTAATTGGTTCAATCCAAAGAAGAAATATCTTAAAAATTCAGTGCGTATGGATTCCGATTATATTGAGCAGGTATTTAATCAATATGGTTTAAAAAATTTTAGATCCAGGGATCTCTGGTTTATGTGTTTGACCCATGAAGCCATGAAAGCGCTTGTCTTTAGGGTCCATGACACAAGATGGTTTAAATATCATGGCAATTCAGAAGAATTCCCGGATTGTGATGATTCGGAATTAGTCCTGCGGGCGCAAGTTATTAAATATTGTGCTGAAATAGGGATGCCCTATCCGCCCGTTTTTGGGGGATTAAGCTATTATTCAAAAAAACTCGATGAATGGCACAGAGCAAATTGGTCTTTAGATAGAAATGGGCGTATGTGGATTTGTGAACCACAGGCTCAAGGTGGACTTTGGTATAAATATGAAGAAGAAGTAAAAGAAGCGAGAGAGGCAAGAATATAATAAGAAATAAATCTATAAATTACGTGGATGTTTTGTTAAATGTTCTACAGATAGATATCCATGTCCGGATCTACCCGTTGGTTTGTTTTTATCTTTTCGTGTTAACCTGAATCTAGCTATTGCCCATCCTATGGGTTGAGGAGTTAAACCGGCCTTTTCAACATAGGAACTCCTCCAACCGTCAGTGTATCCTTGACTAAATCCACCGACATTTAAACATCTAATCAATGTTTTATCTAATCCAGCTATTCCAACTCTCCTAACGTTTTGTCGCTCAAAAGGTATCCAGGCAACGCTCTTGCAGCCATGTCCTTTAACATATAAATTTGCTTCAAATGCGGGAACTATATTAACCTCCAACCAGCGGGAATCTGTGGTTGCGTATCTGGCCGCACCAGTGCCATGCATGGAAATAACTGTAAAGATAAGGCCAAATCTTTTATTATATTTAGAATAAAAACAAAATCTGGTTGAAGCCATCCAGCTCAAATAGGGGGCTTTTAATGCGGAGCACAGTCTCTGCGTGCCATTTGTACCGTCAGAGAAATCATGTTCATGATGCCCGGTATGCAATCCTATTAATTTGCCTTTTAAAAACTCCAATTCATCAAGCATTTTATCCTGGGATTTTCTATACATGGCATCTAATTGTCGTCGTGCTGAATCATCATGAGCCATAGGCCCCATCAATCTTCCGCGCATACTTGGGCGCAACCAATCTGAATAATCACCCAATCCAAGAGCATAACTATTGGGAGTACCTATGAATTCTTCTTTAAATTCCTGCCAGGCTTCTTTTGAAAAGCCATCTGTTCCTAATTGAAGGTCACCAAAGAAAAATAATGTTACGGGCTTTTTCCAATCCAAGGGGATTCGGCTGATATGGTGTATCATAAAGCCTCCGTATAGCAAACAGCTATATAACTATTTGTTATTTTTTTCTAATAGCGGACAATAAATTCTTTTGGCGCTTTAATTTTTCCGCAAAACTTAATCCGCCCAGTCCGGACAAAAAGGCCATTGCTTCACTCCATTTACCCTCATCCATCCAGCCTAACAAATAAAATATTGTTATGGCTACCATGGCAGCTATGGACGCTTGTGTTTTATATCCCTCCGACCATTCATAAGCCTGAACCAAATATCCTAACGCCCATTTTTTTAATGCAAAACCTAAAATAACGTCTTTGAGTTTCTTTAGCATAACTACCTCCTAATCCACGGATGTTATACCGTGATCTTTTAAATTAACGATGTATGCGGATGGATTGTTAACGCTCCACCCAAGGAAATCTTTTCGTGGTTTATCGTTTAGCAGGGTTCTAATAAATCTTCTTAATCTAAAACAAGCCCTTATATACTGCTTCTTATTTTTTATTGTCATGGAAGATAATAGTCCTATTGTTCCTAGTCTAATTAGCTCTAACTCAGCGTCACTATATTTATTCAAATACCTGTCAATCCTTTCTAAAAAACCACCTCTTTTCATTTTCTCCGCCCTTCGTTCCGATTTCCGATTCAACCATCCATCCCGTTCCGCAGCCACAACACTGTGCATAACTATCCTCCTCCCTTAGTTGAACTCCAAGTATTGTATTACCACACTCACAGTCAATCGGTATAAAACTGCTTAATTCATCCATTGATAAGTTTTTCCAGATAATCTTCCATTTCGTCGATTAATTCTTCCGTGCTTTTCCAATTATCAACGTTTGTCAGTCTTTCTAAAGCCTTGTCTATATATGTCACCAATCGTTGAAGTAAATTTAGCATCCTTACGTCCGCCAAATCTTATCCTTAGTAACGGGGCGAATAGGCCCACTCTGAGCCATTGATCTAACCATTTCATATAGTACTCTCAACCAGAAGAAAAAAATCAGGTTCATTGTTAAACGCCCAGTTGGCGCCTAAAATTCCATTCAGTTTCCCAATGTTCGCAACCAAAGGAACCTCTTTATTCCATTTATTGGAATAAACTAATGGACCAGGATAAACAACAGCTACATGGCCATGCTTTTTTCCTTTACTGGACGCTATTGCAATGCAATTTTTTTTAGCATGCCCCACAGCCTTGACGGGAGAATCTCTTATCCACTTAATGTTTTCTTTTAACATAAAGTCATGCATTTCATTGGCCAGCATCACTGGTTTGATCCTATTCCCCGGATTTTTAAATCCATGGTATCCCATGGTCTCACATATTTTATTTACACCCCAATTGCACATAGTATCTAAAACACCATCCCCATTTAAATCTCTGGCTTTTAATTCTTCACTAAAAACAGTCTCCATGCAGGCTTGAGATAATTTATTATTAATTTTCTGCAATTATTCCTTCCCCCCGAGACGAACCTTGGGAATATGAATTATTGAACTTGGTAATTTATCCATCGCCTGGAATAACAATGTTTTTATTTCGCTAATATTAGACGGCAACTCCTCATTTCTATCTGTAACAATAGTAAATCTAAACGGTTCCCCTACACTTTTTTCAATAATAATATGCATTGGTTTATCTGTTTTCTGCCCTTTAATATCAATAATCATAAACACATATTAAGGCACAAATAACTTAAGAAAAACTCCTAATAAACCAGATAATGAAATAAAACAAAATCTCTTTATCCACCTTATAGACTCATCATGCTTGGAAACCTGAGAATTTAACGGATTGAGTAATTTAAAAAGCTCAGTTCTAAAAACACGGATCTCATCACGGGTTTCTTTTTGGGTTAGGGCCAAATAGCCCTGCTTTGCCTCTATATTTTCTATCTTGGTCTCAAGCCGGGCTAAGCGTTCGGGTTCGGTCATTTTATTGCCTTGGTATTGCCCCTATGGCTGCGGCGCGTGTTGTACCACGAACTATGGGAGAAATTTCCGACCCCGCCCGTATACCCCTGCCGATGTTTGTTGGACTGGCGAGTATCCGTATTAAATCTTTAACCATTCCAGAGGGGGTCCCGACAGGAAGTTCGGTAAAAGCTCTTGCAGCCAAAGAATCCAATAGCTTATTAGTGGTCTTAAACCCCCCTGGTATTTGTGATGCTAAATTTTCCAATATTTCCCTGCTTAAACCTCCACGATTAAATGATGAGGTTAGCCTATTTAATCTTCCCAATAGTGATCTTTGGGATAAATCTTTAGTTCCTATTTCCTGACCAACCTCATCAAAGGTATTGGCAATTTTAGAGAAATTAAAATTTGCTTCTGCTAAATCATCGAATCCCACCCTCTCGGCAGAATCACCTATTGCTTTACGAAGATTAGAACCCATATTTTTTATTGTCCTTTCCCCTAAATCCGAGCTAATTGCTTTAACACCTCCTCTTTTAAACGATACGAGATCATCCAATTGCCTTCTTAAATTTATAGCTCCCCTGGGATCAATTTTAGGATTTTTTCTAATTGTCTCTATTAATTTTGTTATTTTATTTATTTCTGAGCTGGTGGTTAATTGGGCAACAGAGGGTTCTGATAGAGATGATTGCCTGAACAATTCCTCCGCCTCATCAGCCATTGTTGAAAGATCAATAATACGCTCTCCACGGACCCTTCTTTGAAATCTTGCCAGTGCATTGTCAACCTTTTGTCCAGCCCCACGCCTGGCTTGTTCTATTGTCTCCTGAAGGCTTCTTAACAGACCAATGCCCTGTTTTTCCACTTCTGCCCTAGCAGAATTTCCTCCCAATGGGACCAATTCAGGCCTTTTAATGGCGCGTTTTATTGATTCAAATGGTGTTTTTAAAAGAGCCTGAGAAACAATAGGAAGTGTTTTTTTAATGGCTTTTATGCCTAGGCCTAGGCCCAGCTCACTAGCAGCCCCCTCTAAACCAGTGGTGGCTATTTCTTTTGCAGCCTCTAATGGTGTTTCTGGCGGTTGCCCTCCTGCGGCCCTGGCTCCTAACTGGCCAAATGCCTCACCTCCGGCAGCCCCTAAAGCGGCTGCTCCGGCCAATGGTACAAGGGCTGTTCCGCCTGTAGCGGCTCCTAAAGCTAAGGATCCCGCAATGGGGGGTCCAAATCTTCCAGCAAAACCACCCAATCTCTCTGCAATCGTTCCACCAACCTCTTCACGCCTAAATCCTGCCCTTGCTCCACCAGCGAATCTTTCCAATACCCCTGGTTCATCTACAAATTCAACCTTTGGTTCTAGTGTAAGCACTTCTTTTGTAAGATCTTCTTGTGAAATATCCGTAGGAGATTCTCTTATCGGCCCGTCTTGAATTTCAATCAATTCTTTTTTTAATCGGGTTAATTCTTCCCTTTCTTTTTCAGTTAAGGCCATTATTCTTTCTCCTTCTGTTCTAATTGCTTAATTCTGTTTTTTATCTCATTAACCCTATCAGTTTTAGGACGTTCAACTCCGAAGATCGGTAAAACAACATTTCTAACATCTACCCCAGCTCTTTCTGCAATTCCAGAGAATGCTTGCTGGCGTGTTGTTAATGCCTGTTTTTGAGAATCGAATAAAACTTCAGCCCTATTAAGAAAATCCTCTCTTTGTGTCGGGGTTAAGCGCGCTCCCTTTAGAACATTTTCTCTAAGGCGAACCAATCCCTCGGGAACACCCCTTTCATCCAAAAAGGCTCTGCTAATTTCAGCATTTCTGAATTCACTTTCACGAACAACAGATCCGGGATCTAGTATTTTCATGAAATTAAATATCAATGCGAGATCTCCTGCCGCAGACGGGTCTTTACCGGAGGCTCTCACGCGCTGTATAGAATCTCTTACGGTTAAGAAAGTTTTATTGAGACCGGATAGTTCTTTTCTTAAGCCGGATTCTGTTGATAATTTTGTTTTTAAATCTAGCCCCACTATGGCATCATCTGTTCTTAATCTGGCAGCCTTTGTGGCTATACCGAAAGCAGATTCTATTTCATCCAATGTCCTGCCCTGAAATTCCTCCTGCTTCCTTCCTGTTATAGAGGCATAAAATTTTGCCTGATCCTCAGAGAGAGGCAAATTTCTTCTGGCGGAGGTTTGAAACTCATCCAGGGATTCTGTAAATTGTAATAATCTTAGATTTTGCTCTGCATTCTCATTAAATCCTCTTAAAGACATGTTACGAACCGGAATACCAGCGTCCTCAAACCTCTGAATCACTTCCGGTGCTATAATTTCTTGAGCGGGAGTATTTTCAAGCTGTTGTTGTCTTATTTGCGCTTGTTCTAAATCTCTTTGCGCCTCAATCATTTCAGGTGTCGGAGCCTGTGCTCCGGCAGTTATTCCAGCCAAGAAACCGCTTAAGGGGTCTCTGGCCCCAGCCTGGCCCGCGGCGCGCGCTCCGGAGGCCACGCCAAGTAATGTACTGAGGAATCTTGATCTAAAGCCTGGTGTGGGCCTATTTGCCTCCGTTGAAGGCTGTCTAGAGAATAAAGATCTATCCTCCTTGGTCCGTCGTTCAATTTCATTGTCATCTAATCTTCCCTGAAATGGTTGATTACCGTTGGCCATAGTTATCCCCTAAACTCTGAATCCTAAACTAGATAAAAGATTGAAATTTTGATTTGTAGTTGTTGCGCTTGGCTGTAAACCAGAGAAAGATGGTTGAGCGAAAAGACCCGCTGTTTGAGTCGGAGAAAAATCAAGCCTTGTTTGACGCTGTGGCCTTCTTTGTGTCGGTGCTGATTGTGGTCTTAATAGCCCCGCTAGTGCGGCTCCGCCAATTCCAAATAGGCTCGCCTGCCTCTGCTGATCCTCTGCTCTTTGTTGGGCTTCCTGGCCTGCCCTTATTCCTAAAAGACTGCTTAAAACCCCTGCTTCTGCCTGCGCCTGCCTGCCAAAGCTGCCACCAAGGGCCTGCTGTAACTGTGCCTGCTGCCCCTCAGCGAGCCTTCCCAGCTCCGCCTCTGCCACAGGTGACCTGAAGGTACCCCTAAGGGCCTGTCTACCCCTTAATGCCCCTGTTTGACGCCCGAAAAGACGGGTAGATGCAGCCTCAATCTCTGTTCTTTCTTTTTCAAATAAACTTCTTATCCTGTTTAACTCTGCCGTAATATCAATCGTAGGCGCTCTTCTCCTACCACCAAAAGCACCAAATAAACCCCCGGCAAGACCACCCACAAGAGCCCCGGGCAAACCACCTATTTGCGCGCCAGCCAGGGCTCCGCTACCTGCCCCTACAAATCCCACTGTTGTTCCATTAGCCATAATATTCTCCTATAAAGCTGTCCAAACTCCTGAATTGGGATGTCTAAAATAAAGAGTCCCGGCTTCGTAATCCAACCATAACCTGCCGCCCTCGGACTTGCTTGGCGCTCTATCCGCGAATATAATTCTTTCCTCTTTAATGAAATCAATGTTTTTCAATTCTTGATTAATTTGATCTGGATTATTATGCCTATTAAATCTCAGGGCCATTGATTCACTATCTAAATGTATTAACAATGCTAGAAATATGAATATTAGAAATAAAATTCTCATTCTGTCCTTGCCTTGTATACCCTTGTCCAGCCCGCAATTCCCAATATGGTAGCCGATTCATCTACTGTGTTATTAAGAATACGTAAACGATAATCATGACTACTATCCGCATTGGGCCTTAATATGGATATTCCCCTACCAGACCCCGACATATCTACCGTAAAATCAGTAAAGTTTGCCCCGTTATCATCAGAAAATCCTATTTTTGTATTAGATGCATTGTCTTTTCTGAAATCAACATTAATTTCGATAAGTTGTTTTTTATTATAGGGTGCTTGCCATATCTCATCTTTCCATTCCCAGAACCATACTATAGGAACTCCGTCATCATTACTACCGAAATCAAGCCTGTAAATAGCGCTATGCGTACTGGCTCCTCCATAGAAATTGTCATTAAACCGGGCCATGGGGCCAATTTTTAAGTCATACGGCACCCAACTATTGGTGGGATTTTTTGTCTTAACAACAACAATATCATTAGTGGTTGCTGTGGTCGCAGCACTAATCCAATATCTATTTTTATGAGAAGCGCCATAAATCGGTGTGTTTACCGCCTCCCCCTGTGAAAAATTAATAGTAACATCCTGCACTGTGGGCATATCTATAGCCTCACCTGCACCGCTTAAAGTGGCCCGCCATTGAACATTAGTATCTGTGCTCGTTGCGGGTATGGAATCACCAGGGGTTATTGAAAGAAATGCCCTTGCACTGATAGAATCCGTATCAGATCCTGTCCTGATTTCCCAATTAATTGAACCGCCACTTAACTCCTGAGTGGTTTCAAAGGCCCCCCAAGAGGAAACTGTCACAGTATCAAACACGTCACTGGTTAGGATTCCAGTTGATTCAGTTAGAAGGGTAACAATATCTACTTTGTTTGTATTTTGACACTCACCGCTGCATGAGAATATCGTTTTATATTTAATATATTGCCTGCTCGTGCTTGTAATAGGATGTCCCGTACTTACTGAAATAAATGCATCGAATGTTGAATCATCATCACTTGTCGCTGTTTGGAAAGTAACCGAGGAGTTGGAAAGAACCGTAAATGTTGCCAAAAGATTTCCGTATGTGGGTGAACTTAATTCCGTATTAAAGGATCTAGACTCAAAAAATGTTACAGGGGCATATTGATTGGCCACAATTCTGTCAAACAGTATTCTTCTATTCGCCGTGGTCTTCCAGGCCTTAGCCACAACACCGGAGCTGTGCCATATAAAATCTTGTTCTATTGAAGTTCCAAGGCAATTGCTTGCGGATGGGTTGGTCCCTGTGGCCCTAATTGTGAGTGTATCACCCGCCACTGCTCCTGCCTCTATTGTGGCAGCCGAACAAGTGAAGTCTTGCCAACTGGCGCTAGCTGTAAATGTACTGGTACATAACTCAACCCCGGAGGTTGATACAACAACATTAATATTTGGTGTGTCACTCTCACCACCAAATAAGCACCCCGAAGCGTTTGAATCATCAAACCCATTAGATAGATACTGGAAATCATTTCCAGTACCGCCCGTAGTAGTCCAACCGCTTAAATCCCCTTCCTCAAAGGTGGAGTTCTCCAAACCTATTCTCACAGATAGAATAGCGCCAGAGCTTTGTACCGTTGTAACAAGGTTAGTGCTTGTAAATTGATCGAAATCACTCTGATCGGTGTCCGTAAAAGATGAATTAGATATTGTAAACTGTAATGGTTGAACTAATAAACTCGCTTCTAATGTCCCTGCATTAAAATCGTCTTCATTGGTCCATAAATTAAATGATTCATTGGATAATGGCTGTTTAAAGGATTCAAAGGTTCCGACTATTCTGTCTGATATTCTCACGCTTTGATCTCCATCGAAAACATACATACCATCCGGGCCAACAAAATAAAGCAGTCCGTCAATTTCCGTAATTGATTGCTGGAATCTGCTCCCGACAGAGGACATGGTTTTTATTACTTCGAGGTCAAATTCGGATCTAAATAAAACACGCCATATTCCATTGTTTTTAAAAACATAGAGATTATCCCTATAAGATCTAATTCCATAGATAGGACTGCCCCCATCCTGGTCAATGTTTATGGCATTCACCACTGGCCAGGCTAATGTTCCAGTGGATGGATCAATATCCACACCGCTTGAGTCCACAAGCGCAGAGAAGGCAATTTGAGAGGGATTGGATTTAGTTCTAGCGCACCACACCCGTTCCCTCCAAAACTCCAAATAAGAACAATTCGGTGGGGCGGGATTGGGTGTATTGGCTCTACCATCCAATAAATTTGAAGTAGTGCCGTTCCAGGTAAATACATGAGTGGAGCCGTTGGCAACCCACAGCTTATCCCTGACTATTGCATATGTTCCTAAAGCGGTATCCGATAATCCGGTTATTATCTGTGTAAATGCCTTACAGTTCCTGGTTTCATAATATGTTTCATTATCAGAAACTATAAGCGCCCTATTGCCACTTCCCTGGAAATATTCAAACAATGTCTTCGGGGCATTTCCAGAGGGGAGATTTCCGCATAGAAGTATTCCATTTCTGGGTAAAAGACTGCCTAGCGGCTCATCAATAACCACATTTTGAGTATTCGGACTTTCATTATCTTGTAAAAATAATGCGTCGGTATTGGTATTTAAACCGCCAGAGAAATCCCTGAAATCCTTGGGAACCAAATCTTTTTGTGCAAAAGAAATATTTGCACAAAGGAAAAGGACATTAGATAGAAGTAAAAAAATCCTGTTCGACATCCTCAAATTTCCACCTATTTTGTTTATTGGAAAACTTGGTCGTTATTGAATGCTGGGATTTCAATAAACCATTAACAAGGATTAACTCGGAGGTCGATCTATCTGTTTCGGATAATTGGGAAAATGCCCGATATGCGGCATAATGAGCGAATAAATCATGCATATTCAATGGTAAATCCGGTATATCCGTATCACTGGAAAGATCGGAAGGAAATTCCAAACCATGTGTTCTAAGGGTCTGGGATGTATTAGCGGTATTTGGTTTAGGATATAACCTTGCACTGAAAGTTCCCATACGGACCAGATACCTGGGTATATCCTCCTCTACATTTTCCCAATCCGGATCGAGCCTGGCCAGGGTATCGATATCTATAATGCTTAACTCCTGGAACTCATTAGCGGGTTGAACATTTAATCTGACCGTATTTATCGTTAGTGTGCGGCTATTTAGGGTAATGGTCTCAGCGGAACTGTAATCCCTCTCTGTTATAGGTACAGCATCCAGTTTTGTCATGATGTACCTATAAGCCTCGTTAAGCCATATATTTATTTGAGAATCAGAGAAATGAGTTTTAGAAGAATCCAGTTCATTTAGAATCCTTTTAAACTCGGTTCGCATATCACCAAGATTCATTTATACGACCGCCTTAACTTTTTTGGGTCTGCCCACATTTCTGCGTACCTGGGCCTGAGCAACCTCATTAACCTGGTTCCTGGTGGCCTCAGCCTCTGAGCGAACCTCCTTGGCGATTAATAGATCCCTTTGCGCCTCATTGATAAGCTTATTTGCCTCAGACTTTTTAATCTCCACTTCAGCCAATTTTGTCTCGTACTGTTTCTTAATCTTATCTAAACCCTCTTCAAACTGAAGAAGTCGGGTTTTAACTTCCATTTCAATCTTTGCCAATTCCTTTCTTTTTTTATCAATATTAACTCTAAGGCTGTTTAAGTCATTATCAGCCTGCGTGAGATTATGTTTAGTTGTTTTAATCTCACCGGAGAAATCACCTATAAACTTCTCAAACTTTGCTAATTTTTCCATTAATTGATTCATGATGTTTTTTCTACCTCCATTTTGGATGTGGTCTGGATATTCCGTCCTTTTCGATCTTCCTGGTTGTTATATGTTTCATGTCCGCATACGTCATTTTAGGATTATGCTTGTTCCCTGCACGTAAATGAAGATTCGGGCTACCGGGAGTACCAATAGAAACACAACTCAAACACCCGAGTAGATCGCCTTTAATAACCTCAGTTCTCGTCTCTTTACCGCAGTTATGACATCTCATATTAAAATCGTGCCTGTGGGAGAATAATCCCCCACAGGACTTTTTATTAGCTTGTTGCAGTACGAACACTGACACCCATGGATTCACGATTTGTTATCACACCAGAAAGCTGGTGAACAACAACCGGAGTGGAGAGTCTCGTGCGTGCGAGCCGTTCAATAGTAGGTTCCTTTTGAACAGCAACGGCAACAGATTCTCTGTGCCCGAGGAAGTTTAAACGAGCCGAGGAAGCTGTGTCGATTAGCGGACTAATCACCACAGGAATTCCATAGATATCGGGAAGCGGCATTTTAATACCACCACCGGACATTTGACCCGTAAGATTGGCGTCATTGTACACGTCAATCTTCTTGAGTTTCGCCCAATCCAGAGGATGGAAAAACCAAGTAACATTATTCGGATTAGCTACAGATACGCTGGCTTCAAGCAATTTTTGGACCGCAGATGTAAGAAGATCCTCATCGGGTTGATCCGTTGAGCTGCCGACATTATTAGTCGTAAAATTGCCAGTAGTCCATAGGGCCGCAATCGCATCATCCAGATCTTCTGATAATTGACGAGCAAATGTCGCGGGGAAATCCCGTGTAGCATCAATTAGAGCCTGGATATTGGCGCGATCAACAACGTCTATGGCGATATGACGCCATCTCGATACAGTGAGCTGTGCCTCCGTGGGAGTAACAGCGCTATTGGTAATTGCACCAGTAGCAGCGGTTACATCCTGCACAGTCCCTTCTGCCATTGTCGGAATATGGAGCAAATCACCTTTTGCTTGGATATTCCCAGTAACTTCCAGGAATCGTGGTCGAATCTTCTCGGATTCAATCAACGCCTCTAGAAGTTGTGGACGCCATAATTCCTGAATTACAACATCTAATTCAGTAGCATCTATTTCATTCTTTTTGTTACTACTCTATTTTCCTAGAGCGTCTTACCATTTCTGGCAAGCTCCATTACTTGAATTAGCAATGGTTCGGACTGTCGCTTAACCCGTCTTTGAGTTCCAGGACGCTCAGTCTCTGCCCCTGCCGGATGTAAATTACATCTGCTTGGGTCGGGTTGCCATCTCAGGGTTTCCCGTTATTCAGTCCCGGTTTTACATGACCAATGAAATTTAGCCATGATTTAACTACCGTGTTATTTAGTTATTATCCTTCCCTCTCTTACGACCTTCTCCATTTCCATAATTCTTTTCTTTCTTTCAGGAGTTCCTTCCGCGGCGCCACGTATATGCGCCCGTATTTCCTCCCTGGTCCATTGCTGCTTAGAGCCTCCGCTTGAGGATGCCGAAGGTGACACCCCGGAAGCCCTAGAGCTTGAAGTTGCTGATTGTCCAGCCCCCGCGCCATTAGAGATACCTTTAGACGCTAACCAGCGCCTATTGGCCTCTTCTACGGCTAATTGCGGGTCTGCATCGAATACTCTAAGAAGGCGTTGATCGCCTTTAATAAGAGCACCGACTTCATTCAAGCCATTTGGATCTTTTTGGAAATGGCTTTGGGATAGGAGCCATTTTTCGGCCTCATTCACCTCAGAAAACAATTTCTGCTGTGAAGCGAAAGCATTTAATTCCTCTCTAACAACGCTTCTAACATCATTAAAGCTGCTTACGCTCGGTTTGGATATATCATCACCCGTGGACACCAACGAGTCCTGAACATCCTTTTTCGTCTGATTAAGAGACTCCTCCAATTCTGCAATTCTCCGGTTTGAGGCATCAATTTGCGCTTTGAAATCCCCGGTTTCAGAACGAAGATTTCTTCTATCTTCCCGCAAATTGGCAACCTCCCGAAGAATTCCCTTGGGGGGAACCATCTTAACAGGCTCTTGATTGGCCTTTTGCGGAGCAGAATCGACCGTCTGACCCGTGGCTTTCTGACTATTTCCAGGGGCCGAACCCTGCGCGGCGTCAGAAGAAGAACCGCTTACGGCTGTTTTTTCTTCGGGCATTTTTATTCTCCCGTCTTAGTCTCTCCTGTAAGGCCGGAGGTAGCCGACAACAAAAAGGCGAGCCCTGAAAGCACTTGGTGCTCTTGGGCTCGCCTAGAATGAGCCTTATCAGTGATTCTAGGAATCTAAATGGGGAGCTACCCCAACCTGTTAAGTTTTACTCGGTACCTGATAAAATTCTTTTAATGTCTGAATCCTCCGCCTTTCTTCCTCATATTCATGCTTAAGCAAAACTAAAAATCTATTAAACTGAGACATCACGTAAATGTTTCCGGCTGTCATTAAAAACCAAACGGTAAAAATAAGCCAAAACATTTTATCCGCTTTTCTTCTGGTTCTCCTTCTTGACATTATTCATACCACCTAAGAACCATCCAAATGAGACATGTGCCTGTAATGATACGCATAAATATTTCTAAACCAACCCCACATCGCTTTAATAACAATTACAGACATCCAGAGGACAAAAAGAATATATGTGTAAAATAATATGTCTCCCTGGATGCCGTAACTGTGTGATGACATAATTAATGCCAGGCCGTTCCGCCAACCCCGAAACTATCGAACTGTGAAACAGCAGTCCCGGTAGAAACAACACCATTGACAGAATTGCTACAGTCCGAGCAATAATAAACCTCACCCGCCTGGGTGGGGGTTCGTGCCTGAAGCTGTGCCTTTGTAAGGGACAATAGACCTGCTCCATTGCCCATGCTTAACAATCCGGCGGCAGTAAATGAGCTTTGGGTAGCAGTACCGAATTGAGCGGTTCCTGAGACATCAAGATTGCTCTGTGGATCTGCCGTAGCAATACCAACTCTCTGGGTCCCGGAAATAAATGATGTATGAACGGTACCATCACTCTCCTCAATAAGCATCAAGGTTTCACCGGATGAAAGATTGGTGCGATCAGTCCCGCTTTGCCTGGCTCCCCTGATCCTAACAGCACCGAGTGTGTCCGTAGGATCTGTATTTCCAAATGTTCCACGGATAATAAGAGGATTAGCATCATTAGCGTCAGTAAGAGCCTCAATAATGGCCCCTCCTTTGGTGTTATCCCCGATTTCCATTTGTAGATATGTTTGCGTTGGAGCGCGCGTAGTCAAACCATGATCCACATCCGTATCAGTCAGGTTGAATTTTCCATCCTGAACATCTAATTTAGCGCTCGGCGCGGCAGTTCCAATAGCAACCCTCTCATTACCGGCGTCAACATATAAAAGATCCGTCTCCGTGTCTCCCTCAATCCGGGAATCATTATCACCACCCGAATCATTTCCCACAAATCCCGCGTGAACATTCAAGGCACCTGCCGCGGAATGGGTTGATTTAGTCGCACTAGCACCAAGGGTAAGCGCTCCTAAAATCTCGGCAGAGCCCTCCACCTGCAAATCATCCTCTCCGGCTGTGGTGCCGAATGTAGATCCAGTGCCTAACCTCAGCGCGCCATCTAGAATTTGAAGTGTTGCCTCCGGCTCCTCATCACTATCGCAACTGATACAAACTCTTTTATTTGTCCCATCCAAACGCATTGTTCCCTGAGCGCCAGCCCCGGAATTGGAATGCGTAGAAAAGAACAATGAAGTTACTGTATCCGCAATAACCACAGTCGTTGCCTTTAACTCAAAGGTATCCGCCGAGTTACTGCCGAATGTGACATTTTGATTAAACTTAACATCGCGGTCAAACGTCCTCTGTGCGGAGGCGAGGCCAGTACAGAGAACCAAGGCCGCAATTACTGTCATTAACTTTTTCATTACTTTTTTACCTCTCCTGGTTTATTTTTGGAATTTCTTCCAAATCCATTACTCATTTTCTTCAAATACATGGACATCAAAATAGATTTTTGATTTCTTATTGCTTGGAACGGTGTATATCTCTAACCTGCGTCCAGCGGCATTACAATCCCAGCTTTGACCCTCAGTCAAACTTATTGTTTGATTCCAGGTTCCTCTAGTCTCGGTTCTTGTGGTAGGCGTAAAAGCCAAAACAAAAGATACCGATAAACCGAAAAGAAATCCTGTTAATACTTTTTTCATGGCATTCTCCTTTAAAAACATCCTGTGGCGCCGCTACTCCCTATCCGCGCCCAATTACCCGCACTTGTCCCTGTTGCAATACATAAATCATTAATAGATGAGTTACATATAACCACATTGAGTTTATCCGGAACCTCAGCTAATAGACCTGCTGTAGTTAGACACCTCGGAGCGAAATGACCATTCGCGGTAAAAGAAGACAGCTTCGGGGTGTCTCCGAAAGAAGCGGACCCATGAACACGTAATTTTGAACCCTCAGTAGCCGCACTTCCAATTATCAAACTTCCTCCGGATCTTCCTATTGTTGAATTACCCCCCGCCATATTTAACTGGTGTCTGGTTATAGAATCAGTTTCATTCCGGAAGCTCATAATTAATGCATTAGCCTCTATATACATATCATCACCGGAAGAACCAGATGTGGTATCTTCAAAAACAATTTTTGGCTGAGCATTGGATATAACGACATCACCCTTGGTCATAATTGAAATCAACTCGGGGGTAGTGAATGTCGCGCCATGAATGACAAACCCATTTCCAACAAAGAAAGTTGTACCTGCCCTCAGTGTGGCGCTATTATCAAGGGATAATGATCCAGCGGCAGTAAAAGTACTCTTAGTGGCTCCGGAACCGAATTGAGCGTTGCCATTAACGTCCAACTTGGTCGACGGGGAGGGTGTGCCAAGACCAACAAAATCAAGGCCAGCGTCAAGAAATAAAAGATTTTCATCACCATCCCCCTCTGCTCTTAAATTTACATCCGCCTGATTATCATTAAAAACAGCTTCCGTATTACCGCAACCAGGGCCAGCCTGGAAATGAGTACCACTGGAATCCGATCTCAGACACTGCGATGCGGAGACAGTAGATGGACCTATAGAAGTTCCCTCTACCGGGGGGGCTCCTAAATGCTGGATTGCCCCCCAGGAATTGGGGGAAATAAAAGATATGGCACAAGTCAAAATAAACTTTTTCATTGTTTCCATCCCCTAATTAAAACCGAAATATTCGATAGATATTGGAGTTCCGTCAGCTCCAGCCGCATCCGAAGTAATGCAATAAACAGACACATCCTCATCAACAGCGAAAGGACCGTCCTGCTCCGCGGCCAGGGTAACACCCAAATTACCTATTGCTCCCGTGTGGGTAGAAACAACAGTGTCATAACCTATCCATATTTTTTCAGTGCCATGATTTTTAATCCTGACACCAGCGTGGCGGAAACCAGTCAATTCCGTTTCCCTGTCCGTATCGACTTGAATAACCGTTCCGGTAGTGCACGCTATTCCTTTTACTGTCGCACTACTAAACCCCTGGTCAAAAACCGGGGTGTATGCATAAGATTTCCCAATAAACACGGACAGAGCAAATAAAACTGTAAGTAATAAAAGTTTTTTCATTATTTATTTCTCCATTTCCCTCTTTTCCTCATTTTTATCATTTGCCCCCGGTTGAGGCTGCTGCTTCCTTTTTCCGGATTGACCCCTTCTTCGCCTTCTAGCCATCTATTTCTTCCTCCGTTTCCTGCGTTTAGACGATCTTCCACGGTGAAAAGGAGTGTGCTTAGGCATTAATCATCCTCTAATACCGGTTGTACTGACTCAACGGCTTGGGAAGCTTTAAGAATTCTCTCAGCCATTGTCGCTGCGAAATCAAATCCGTCAAGTCGTGCCCAATTCTTAACTCTTTTCTCATCCGCACGCGCCGATTTTCCTTCATTTATAATCCTCTCCCTGGCCTTGGCTAGTTCATAAATCAGTATCTGCCAACCAAGACTATTAATAAGAGTCTTCATGTGCTGGAATCTGCTTTCGTCTGTAATATTGGCAATGTCTATCTCATTCATTATGGACTCGCCAAGGACTGACCTATATTTGTCTGTACCACACCCTCAGGAATTTGCTGCTGGCCAATACCGGAAGGTATCTGCTGCTGGCCCTGCAATGAAATCTGATCCCGAGCGGAGGACTGAACCTCTTTAATAATTGAGTTGGGATTTATTCCTAAACTCCCCGCCAACTCCATGGCGATAGGGGTGATATCCAAATTGAACTTATCCGGGTGCTGGTTGCGGATACTGGTTAAAATATTTAATAACTCTAAAAGTGTTTTAATTCTTTGGGGCTTAAAATCCTTATCCGTTACAATCTTTACTCTGAAATCAACATCAACCTGTAAGTCTATCGGGTAAACATTAACCGGATCTCCGTCAATATTCACATTGAGGATTTCATTAACATTCTGCGCGTTATTGGAATGCATAATCTGTAAATGTTTACGGACCAATTGCTCCGCGGCCAGTTCTGCGCGGACGCTTATGGCGCGTAAAGCCTCATTCTGGGAAAGCACCGCCTCCGAGGCGGTTACACCTCCCTCAGAGGCTATTGCCTGCAACGTATTGGTCGCACCGCTAGCAGCCCTGAATTCGTTCTTCAGGATTTCATCGAGTTTTAGACCTGCATCTGCACCACGAAGATCGGGTACAATTGGCTTAATGCCATTGATATTGTCCGTTTCGATGACCTGTTGAGGACGAATTTTCAGCTCGTTTGCGTTTATGTTTGCTAGGCGATCCTTTAACCAAATATTGTATGTTCCCATGGAAATCAAATCTTGAATCTTCTGACGGTTGGCATCCATGGAGCGATGCGAACGCGCCAATAAGTGCCCCAAACCCTTCCCAGTTACGGACAATTCGAAATCAATCCATTTAGCCACACGGAAAGGCTTTTTACCATGCATGGAATTGTTTTTATGAAAACGGATCATATGCTCGCGGTTTAGTAGAGCCACCAGGTAGTCCTCACCGTCATCTATGGCGTCCAGTTTTCCATGGTATGTCAATAATTCCTTTACACCGGTAAGGTTGGAATCCTCATGAAAACCAGCCCTGTCAAGACGATTGCGAACAAATGAATTTAAAGTGTTCGTCATACCCTGCTGCTTTATCGCCTCCTCAATCTCAGCCTTATTCCATTCAATTCCGATATCACTATCATTTGGAAGGCGGCGAAGTTTTCCATTTGAGATAACATCAGCCGTCATTAACCAATCCGAGTCTTCAATCTCAAAGGTGTTCCTGTCAAAAAAAACATTTGTCATTGAACGGGGAGTAAAAGTTGTAACCGGGAATCTCCTTAAATCGTTAATACCTATGATTTTATATTGCTCCTCTACAATAACGGTTCCGAATAGAATCTTTGAGGTTAGAGCGCTAAGTAAATGCCTCTTATACTCGGAAAGAAGTAATTGAGTCTGTATCGTTGACTCGACAATCTTTAAACGCTCGCGATCAGCTCCCAGCTCCATGGGAACTGGCTCAAAGAATGGATCTTGGGATGTTAACAGGCGGTACTCAGTGGTGGCTAAAGCATTAACAGCCCTGAACATCTCGGTTAAACGCGGATTGGAGAAACGATGAGAACTTCTGGTATTCTGATTCCTGAATCTACTGGGCGGACGGACACTGTAGATATCCGCCCAATCATTGTATTCCTCCAGGAAATGAGACATGTTAGTCTCAAAATCCTCAGCCTTATTTGTAATCTCGTCAATAATTCCCTGTTTAAGAGAGGAGGCCATTAATAAGGTACCCCCGCGTCCCAATCCCATCTTATATTTTGACTTGGAGGAGGAATTTTAAGATAATGGATATTAGGGTCCACGGGTTTTCCCCCGGGAATGTCACCCTTGAATGTAATGGAGTCCGTTATAGTGGAGAGTTTCTTTCTGTATACATGGGCCAGTCCGTACCTTAGGGCGGCTAAAATGTCCGGCTCGTGCTCATCCCACTCCCAGCTCTGAAGTGAGCTTAAAATATTCTTGCAATGAGTGGAGATGTATAACCATGGCTTCTCACCATCACCGCGCAGGAAACGCTTTACAATGTCGATGCCAGTGTCCAAATCCTTAATGCTGCGGTTACAGTAAATTGCCTCACGACGGAATTGATCGCTAATGGACATATTTCCGTCTAAAGTTCTAAATGCACTCTGGTCTAAAACGTAGTTTCCAACATCTATCCTAAGTCCACGGCTCTTGACTTTTATGATGTCGCAATGACGGTTAACACCCCAACCCGAACGAAGATGCTCGGCGGAAACTATAACGTGACCCTCATTATTTACATGCAGCCAAACAACACCCGTGTCATCTCCAAAACCCCAATCAATACCAACAACACAAGGCCATTTCTTATAATCCCGGAATTTCTCCGTTGGACTAAAAATTGAGGTGTTGTTGAACTCCGTGTAAACCTGACCGAATTCATTTACTTCCTCGGCTAAATATTCACGTTCCCATACATGCTGGGAAGTGGTATTTTTTATCTGTAAAATCTCCTCACGGGAGATGTGGGGGTTATCGTAAATCGTGTAATGAAAAGCGGAATACTCGGGGTCCTTATCGGACGCGGCATAATCATAGAGCTTAGTAAACCAACCACGCTTTGGAGTTGAAATAAATAAACCGGGGGCTCTTAAATCAGCCAACATGGGACGTATAACCTCACTGAAAATGTGCGGCTTGTGATATGCGGCCTCGTCAATAACAATGGAACCGATGCGCCTGCCACGTAATGAGTCTTCATTGTCAGAACTCTTCAACATCATTCTAGCGTGATTGCAAAACTCAATGGTGAAATCACGCTTGTTGCAATCAATGACCAGTTCCTGCGGAACCATCCTGAGAAGCTCCCGCCAGGCAATGTCATAGGCCATGCGGTACGTCGGAGCCAAATACCAATGATCCTCACTAGGCATGCCCAGACATTTCTTGAGCTGCCAGTACAAGGCATATCTGGTCTTGCCGAAACGCCTACCAGCTTTGATAACCTTGAATCTTGTGGTAATCGCGTCAATTGCTTCCTGCTGCGGAGTGAGAATAAGCTGTAATTGAACATTCACCCACGAACCGTCCTTTTCCTGTATTCAATACCATCAGGATTAGGCTTCCTGGTGGTTACCTCAATCCGGCCGATCTTTACGGGTTGATTAACCAGTTTAATTCCACCCATGGCAGAGTTGCTTATCATTCCCAACCGCTTCATAATGGTCAGGAAGATCCTGTCCTGTTCCCTGGTGAATGCACATAAACCAAGGATCATGTCGAATAAACGGGCATCAACAATGTCCTTAAAGCGCGGGTCTCTTAGAAGAGTCGCCTTTTCTTTATTCGTGTATTTCTGGGATTTTAAAATCTCAACGTCATTTTGATCCAACTCACCATTCCAAAATCTCTCTAATCGCTCAACCTTATCGAAATTTACAATTGACCGGCCGTCTTCAGGTGTTGTCATGGGGTGGGAAAACCTGCGAGCATCCTCCACGGGATCGCCAGTGGGTTGTACGTTGCCCTTATGTCCCTTCGGTAATGTCATGCTTAAAATCCACCCAAAAAAGAAGCCAGAGTTCAGGGACCGTGTGTGATCCCTAAAGGCTGGCTCCGAGTCTGCGTTACAGCTTAAATTAAAAAGCTTACGCCTTCCTACTCGTTAAAATATCTTTAAAGTCTTGTAAATGTTCAATATACCACCCTGTGATAATTGAATTCTTATCTCTCCGGTTTCTGAGTTATTAATCATCGATGAAATTGTGTCATGTAATGTGTCAAGCTTAGTTGATGTCATGGTGGATTATATATATATATTAACAGACGCATATGGTATTTTGCAAATAATTCGCAAAGGGGGTTTTACTTTCCACCGTCATTCCCTGGTAAATAACGTATATAAATGGGGTTTTAGGGACCCCCCCTGGGGTGGGGTAGGGGTGTTTTTGAGGTATTTTGTGGTGTTTAAATGCATTAATTTCATTTAAATAAGCCAATATATTAGAGATAGGATTCATGAGTACCGAATTACCCTTATTTTTATTATACTATTTATTTTACTTACGATAATATACATTATGTTACTATTTTAAGAAGCAGTTTAGTCAGATATTAAATGAGCACGCTTTTTATTTGGCTTTTGGTGTTTTTCTCGACGGGGAATGTACTTTTTTTGATATCTTAACATTTACTTCAGAACAGATAAAGTATCTTCCCTTATCATGAAACATCCCTAGAGTTCCCGGCTTCAGGTATTCAGAAAGTTTCTTACCATTAATATCCTTATCAACAAATCTTTGATACATATTTTTTTTAGATGAGACTTTATTTTTTAATTCAACATTCATCGCCAAAGAAAAACCAAGTGCCGTGGGGACTGAACAAAACAATATTACTTTAAAAATATTAAACCAGTTAGCCATTGATGCAACATACACAATTGCGCGCCCCATTTCAAGAAAAAAAATTCAATTTTTATTTTAAACACCTTTAACCAAATAAAAAAAGAATACTACTTGACATTTGAATCAAAAATATGATAGAACACTAACTCATGTATTAATTAGTTAATGAGTTAGGGTTCTATTGAGTCCCTTGTTGTTTCTTTTTTTCGCTTTTGTTTTAAATCTTTTAAAAGTATATATGCGTCAATCGCGTCAGCGATTGACAGCAATCTAAATCTCGATGTCAATCGAGTTTAGATTGCGGCCGCCGTTCTTCTTCTCCGTTTTGGTTGTTTTTGTTTCTCCATAGGATTCCGAGGGAGAAGTGTCTTTAAAGCACGTAGTTGTGTGTTTGAAAGGCCCCCTATACTACTGGTTAAAACAGAACGGAATGGTCCTTGACAGCCAGCATAAAATCCTTTACAATAGGTTTGATACCAACAATTTTTTAAAATGACACTAAAAGAGTTCGTCCTAAAGCATGGCAGCCAGGAGAAAGCTGCTCATGCCTTGGGCTGCACATATGCTTCCATGAATGCATGGTTAAACGGACGGGTCCGTCCGAGCGACATGGCCCTGTCCTTATTCCGTGAAGCTGGAATTGTATGGAAGGATTAAAGAGATTGCTCATTTTATTTTTTGATTTGGTGCGTTATTACTCCATCATATGGTTATTGCGTGACATAACTGGTCCGAGGGAGTTATGAAAAAATCAAAAATTAAGCGGCGCGCCATAAAGCGTATATGTGCGTGGTGTGGAAATTTCATGGGATTCAAGTCTGGAATTCCCGACAAGGATTTATCTATAACCCATGGAATGTGTGAATCATGCGAGAACGAGGTTAATGAGAGGATTAATGGCGCATAAGGATTTCTGGGATCTTTACTATAAATATTGTGATTCCTTGGTAAACAACTTGAATCATGTTCCTTCTGATTTCTGGAAGAGTTATGGAAAGAAAAGTGGGAAATGAAACGCGGGGTACGCTTCTCTTGTGGACATGGTTCAGACAGCGTAGGAACTCCTTCTCCACTTTGCAGCGTATGCCGGGATCACGCATTAAAACACATCGATATATGGAACAAGAGACACAGATCCGCAGGACTGGAAGATTGCGATATATGTTACCTAACATGGAGGACAAGAATGCAGCTTGTTAAATGGCGGGAATGCGAGGAAAGGGGTTTACCTAAGAGCGGGTTAATTATTATATCTGGCAGAGTTAAGACGGGAAAATCCCGCTTTGCGGCGAGTTTTCCTGATTCATACGTAATTATGGCTGAGAGAAATGGTGGAAAAAGAATACCGGGCAGGATTCATCCTGTATCGTCATTACAAGAATTTGCTGATGTTTTAAGTGCTATAGAAAAGGAGAAATCCATAAAGTGCATAGTTATAGATACTCTTGACGCTGTGGGAAACTGGATTGCTCAGGCCGTGGCGAAGAAACACGGTCTTGAGAATATAGACGAGAAGAAAAAGGGGATTGATAAGTTCGCGGTATGGGGTTCTTTTCATCATGCAATGACGAGGATTATAGACAGGCTTTTAGACACTGATAAGCTTATTGTAATACCTTGTCATCACAGAGAACCAAAGACAGATACGGATGGAACCATTATTAGTCCTGCCAGAATTGCTTTACCTGGCAAATCCGGTGATTACGCGCTGTACCATGCTCTCGCTGTTGGTGCTACATACAGAGAAGGAAAGAAATACTATCTCACGTTTGAAGGTGGACCTCTTGCTGAATGGGGATCACGATTGGATGAGGTAGCCAGTAAGACGATAGAACTCCCCAAGGAAAATCCTTATAAAGCCTTTGAGGGGTTATTCAAAACTAATGGAAAGGGAGGATAATAATGTCATTCACTCAGGACTTCACCAATGTAGATGAGGTAGAGGATCGCACTCCGGTACCACAGGGTGTTTATATCCTGAAGGTTGTAAATGTAAAACTGGGCAACAGTAGGGAAAAGGGTTTCCCTATGCCTACTGTTGATTTCGTTATTGAAGGGGGTCAGTTCGCTAACAGGAAAATATTGTATCACAATGTTGTTTTCCTGCCACCTTCTCAGAAGGGCGCGGGCATTGCAAAGAGATTCCTAAAAGCTCTTGGTCTACCCCATGAGGGTGTGGTTCAAGTGAACCCTCTTAAATGGTTGGGGTTACGGTTAAAGGCGCGTGTTTTTATTGAAGATCGACCATATAAAAACAATAGCATACGTGTTAACACTGTGAATAATTTACAGGTTTGGCATGTGGATGACGCTACCGGACCTATTGTAGCGTTAGATCCAATCCATTCCTCGGTTGTTGCTTCTGTTAAAACCGGCGAATCGGATAAAATTCTCGAAGAAGTTCCCTTTATCCGGTAAAGGCATCTACTTTAGCCCTCTGGTTTGCATACGTGGCTGTATCTCACCGGAGGGCCTAAGCAGGTGTCCATGTTAAAAAAACTGGGTAAGACAACTTGGGTAAAAACAGAAATTACCTTCGTGGTAGAAGCCGGGAATATTTAAGGGTAAATTTTTACAAGTGTCGTGGTTTTGTGGCCACACGCTTCGCAGGTTCTCACTCTCCCTCCGATTTAGCTGCCATAGATCCAAGATTATACGGAATTAATAAAATCCCGCAGGGCGCTCGTCCTGAAATACCTGAAATTTACTTGGAGCAAATTAAATCCAAGAAGGGGAAAAGAAAGATTATTATCAAGCACAAGTGGACCAAGTTGGCTTTGATTACATTTCAAGAGGTTCATTACGTTTAATTTAATATTTTAGGACTTTAGACACTTGTTGTTTTAACTGGTGCTGTAGTATGATCGTAACCATGAAACTGGCAGGGGAAATGCATAGGTATAATTTTGTCGGCGTAGTCCCGTCAAAAGCCCATGCATTCCCTGCCAGGAAAGTGTGCTTCTGCACAAGCTACGCCGACACTCTTCATTGGAACGATCATGACAACGGAGCCAGAGACATTAGAAGATAGTTTATTAGAGAAAGGCTACGTTAAGATATTCAGGAAAATCCTTGAAACAGGATTCTGGTCTAACCCAAATGACAGGCTTATGGCAATTTCCCTCATAATGATGGCCAATTGGAAGGATAAGAATTGGCAATCCCGAAATGGTGAGCAGTTTATTATCAAACGCGGGGAATTAGTCACTAGCGTGTCTTCTCTCCAAAAACATACAGGCCTTTCTATGCGATCTACCAGGACATCGTTGCTGCATTTGGAGAAAAGCAATTTTCTGACACAGAGAGTGACAAACTGGTATAGGCACATAAAGCTAACAAAATACTGCACTTTTCAGGATTATGAATATGGCGATCGACAAGGACCTGACAAGGACCCGACAAGGACCCGACAACGACTAAAGAAGGGTAAGAAGGGTAAGAATAACCCCCCTATATCCCCCCAAGGGGATTTTGAGCTTTTTTGGAAGGCTTACCCGAAAAAAATAGGCAAATTGGCGGCTCTTAGGGCATGGAATAATGCTAAACCGGGTATTATCCTTACAGAAAAGATCTTAAAGGCCGTTAGCAAGCAGCTTAATTTCAGGACTTGGCGGGAGGGATTCATCCCTAATCCCTCCACATGGCTCAATCAGGGACGCTGGGATGATGAAATAGACACGATAAATCACGATGCCATCCCGGAGTGCCCTAAATGCGGTACGGTACATAATGAGCACCAGGAATGCTGGAAATGAGAAAAATGTTGGAAATCGCCCGTTTAAGTACGACGGGACAGGTTGTTCCTGGTGTCAGGAAGACAGTTCGCGGATGATGCGTCGGTTCGAGAAATTACTCGAAAGGATGAATACACATGAGCCTGTATGATATAGCATTTAATTATCTCAACCTCGGATACCACCCCATTCCCTGTATGCCAGGAACAAAAAAACCATTAATAAAGTGGAAAGAATTTCAGGACAGTCCTCCGACAATACAGAAATTAAAAGAATGGTTTAATGGAAATGAAGATAGAAATATCGCTTTGGTTCTTGGCCGTGGGACAATGGCGGTCGATTTGGACGGTCATAAGGAAGCCGAGCGGTTACTCTATGAACGTGGCATAATACTGCCTGAAAATGCACCGAGAAATATAACATCAAAGGGTTATCACGTTCTTCTGAAAGTCAAAGAGTTTATCCCTGATTCCGTTGGGTTGCTTAGCAATATGGATAAACGTGTTCAAGTGGATATACGCGGTGTGGGATATATTATGGTTCCCCCTTCCACTCATCCTGATGGAACAAAATACAGGTGGGCAGTAGATTTAAAAAATGTTAAAAACCTCCCCTTGGCTCCCAGTGAGCTGATAACATTAATAAAATCACAAAAAATAAATCATGAAAACAAAACTGATAATGTTATATATGGCAGAAATTGGATAGTTGACAGTCTTATTGGAGTAAATAAGGGGGAAAGAAATAATATCTGTTCTAAATTGGCGGGGTATTTTTTTGCCAAGGGATTAAGCAGGGACATAGTCAAAACCATACTGGTTAATTTATACGGGAATAAGTGCAATCCTCCCCTGGAGAAAAATGAAATAGAAATAATTGTCGATTCCATTTCAAATAAAGCATCATTAAATGGCCAGGTAATAAGAGAAATTCAACCCAGAACCATTGGCGATGTTGCGGACGAGTTCTACGAGAATTTAAAAACAAAAGATACATATAGGGTTTCCACGGGAATAAAATCCTTGGATGATTTATTCGGGGATGGTTTTTCTACGGGTGAACTTATATATATGGGTGCTCGGCCGAGTATAGGTAAGACCGCCCTGGCCCTTCAGATAGGAACTAATCTGGCTAAAAAAATGAAGTCCGTTTTATTCGTTAGCAGGGAAATGGTGGCCAGCTCATTAATTAAAAGAATATTGGCCAATCAATCTGGTGTTGAGATGTACAAATTGAGGCATAGTAAAATATCATCCCATGAGCTGGAACGGGTTAAAAGATGCATATCCAAAATAGGAACTATCCCTTTTTACATGTCAGATGATATTGTGACAATGTCGGATCTTATAGAAACATTAACCCATTTCCATCCCGACCCACCATTATCGTTAATGATTGTCGATTATCTGCAAATACTTAACTCGGGTAAAAAACACAGAGATAAACGCGCTGACGTTGAGGCAGTCTCCGGATTATTAAAGAATGTCGCAATGCAATATAAAATACCTGTTTTGTGTTTATCTTCCCTATCCAGGGGGAATAATGATCCGAGCATGGCCTCTCTACGTGAAAGCGGGGAGTTGGAGCATGACGCGGATATTGTAATTTTGCTGGATAGAAAGGTGGGGGCTCAAACAATTTCTTGTCGTGTGGTTAAAAACAGGGATGGAAGAATAGGAACAAAGGAACTGATATTTAAAAGTGAATTTATGCAATTTGAGGATGTCAAGGAAATTATTAATTCCGAGGAATTCATTGTTTGAATGCTTATCTGGTTTTGCACTAAATGTAATATTGAAACAAAATATTTCAATCTCTGTAAGGAACATAAGATTTGCCCGAAATGCAAGTGTCCTTCCTGTATATTTGATATCAATTCAAAAAGACGGAAATGGGAGGAATATTGGCTGGAACAAAACAAATAGGGGTTATTGCCCATAACTCCATTAAAAATGGCTTGGAGCGCATCCTCGAACCATTCAAGGGCATTGTAGCAGGTTCTTTAAATACATAATGATTAGGACCACAAATATATTATATTTATGAAAATGGATATTTTGGATTTATTTATTATTTCATTACTGGTTGCATGCATATTTGCATTATTTTTTCAGTGTTTATTGATAAAAAGAAATGATTAGAAAATCATCTATGAGTCATTTGTATGCTGTAAGACTGGCGGCGAGGATCTCCGCAAGGGATTTTGTAAGTGATGATGAGGCTGTAATCATATTGGCCACAGAAGTTCAAAGATTAAGAAAAAAGCTTTCTAAAACAAGGAAAAAACACAAATAAGAGGGAAGAGCAATGGGGAATGATATTGAATTTAAATCAAAAATAAAGCAGAAAGATATTAATCAAAACAGGGTATTACTCGGACTTAATCCAATGTTCGCGGGAATGGTTTTATTAATTTTAATTTCAATACCGGTTTTTGTTTTAGTATTTATCCACAAAACAAATGATATTTATAATAGATTATCTGAAATGTCTAAAGTCCAGAATAATATTATCGAATCAAATAAGGTAATGGTTAAAAATCATGATGAATTAACCGGGATTTTATTTGGAATGGATGAGAAATGAAACAGTATCATAAAATTCAATCTGTTTTTAAGAGAGATAAAAAAGGAAGAATGCTGTTTGGGGAATATTCTGATCCTGTTTTTGAATATCTTAAAGATAATGATTGGGTGTTTACGGAAAAGGTTGATGGAACAAATATCCGCATAATGTGGGACGGTAATAATGTCACGTTTGGAGGTAGAACGGATAATGCGATGATTCCATCATTCCTGGTCAATCGTCTTTCGGAATTGTTTTCCACGACGACAAAAAAATTATTATTTAAGAGTACTTTTCCGGAAGGAGCATGCTTCCATGGCGAAGGATATGGTGCGAAGATCCAAAAGGGCGGAGGAAATTACAAATCAGATGGTCAAGACTTTGTTTTGTTTGATATTAAGGTTGGTGATTGGTGGTTGAAACGCCCTGATGTTGAGGCAATAGCCAAATCATTTAAAATTGATATTGTACCTATTATATCTGATTCCGGAACACTGTATGATATGGTTAATATGTGTAAAAGGGGAATAATTTCTTCTTGGGGAAATTTTCCGGCAGAGGGAATTGTGGCAAAACCAAAAATAGAGTTACAAACAAGGAGCGGAGATCGAGTTATTGCAAAAATCAAGTCAAAGGATTTTATAAATACTCCGTTTCCTGTGGAGGCCTAAATGACAAATGATTGTGAGTTTTGCGGAGATGTTGTATGTCCAGAAAGTTCCAAAGAACATAAATTATGCAAATCTAATATCAGGCCAGGAGGGAGAAGCGCGGTTGAGCTTGGGTGTAGATGTCCGATAATAGACAATAATAATGGAAAAGGGGCATTTAATACATCTGGATCTATCGCTCAATTTATTGTTTCTTCAATTTGCTCCCTGCACTCACCACTGGGAAAAAGGGATCACAAGGCAATTTATGCGGTCATGGAAAGATTTGTACTGGAAATGTCAAGAAAGGATTCTCAGATAGAAAATCTTAAAAGAGCCGTAAACTTGCTCGATCAGAAATAATAAAGCAAAAACAAGAAAGATTGATTGTTTATATTAAACCATAAACCAAGGAGAAATAAAATGCAAATACAACAGGGTGATGTGAATATAGAATCAGTAAATGAAATTCCACAAGGAGCAAAAAAAGTAAACCCGACTAAAAGAGGTTATATATTAGCTGAAGGAGAAGCGACTGGTCATGCCCATAGAATAGAGGATGTGGAAGGTGTTGATATGTATGAATCCAATGGTATGTTTTATTTTAAGGTTTCGCGTCGAGTTCAATTAATGCATGAGGAACATAATGTAATATCCATAAATCCGGGAATTTATAAAAGCTGGGGAGTTCTTGAATATGATCCTTTTGAGGAAGAGATTAATCGTGTCCAAGATTGAAAAACTTACTAAAGAGCAGGAGGCGCGTTTTCCTGAGTTTATAGATAAATGGATGCGAATTGGTTTAAGCACAGATCCAATTAATAAGGAGAAAGCGAAATATGGAATATACCTGGCTTATAAGATTGCGAATTTGGGTAGACCGAAGATTGTTTTTTGCACTTCACCATTAGCCCAGGGGTTAATTATATATTTTTGTTTAACTCTTAAAAAGGATTCCGTGGGGGCTTCCGTGTTGGATTCCGTGAGGGATTCCGTGTGGGATTCCGTGGGGGATTCCGTGGGGGCTTCCGTGTTGGATTCCGTGAGGGATTCCGTGAGGGATTCCGTGGGGGATTCCGTGAGGGATTCCGTGATGGATTCCGTGAGGGCTTCCGTGAGGGCTTCCGTGATGGATTCCGTGAGGGATTCCGTGATGGATTCCGTGAGGGCTTCCGTGAGGGCTTCCGTGTTGGCTTCCGTGAGGGATTCCGTGTGGGATTCCGTGAGGGCTTCCGTGTGGGATTCCGTGGGGGATTCCGTGGGGGCTTCCGTGTGGGATTCCGTGGGGGCTTCCGTGATGGATTCCGTGAGGGATTCCGTGATGGATTCCGTGGGGGCTTCCGTGTGGGCTTCCGTGTGGGCTTCCGTGTGGGCTTCCGTGTATGGGCAACACGATGCCTGGTGGCTCAGTTTTTATGATTATTTTTGTGAGGTTTGTGGGCTAAAAAAACAAACAGAAAAATTGGCTGGATTATGGATAATTTCTAAAAATGCGGGGTGGGCTGCTCCCCATGAAAAAATATGTTGGGTGTCTGATAGACATAATGTTTGTAGATTAAATTCTAATGGTAAAATTCATTCAGAAAAAGGGCCAGCCATTGCATACCCAGATGGTTTTGAAATATACGGTCTAAATGGTGTTAGAGTTCCGAAATGGCTAGTCATGACACCTGATGAGAAAATTGATTCTAGAAAAATTTTAGAAGAAAAAAATGTTGAAATTAGGAGAGAGATAATGCGTAAGATTGGACCTGAGAGAATTTCCATTAAACTGGGAGCAAAGTGTATCAATAAAGTTGGAGATTATGAACTTTTAGATATACCCATCGGTTCAGGCAGAACAAATCCATATTTAAAAATGAGAAATCCGAGTACAGCTACATGGCATCTGGAATGCGTACCAAAGGACATAAAAAATGTCGAGCAGGCTGTGAATTGGCGGGGAAAGGGTGATAAAAATAAACCATGGAATCCCGAAATATTAACCTAGTTTAAAACAAATAAAACCAGGTAATAATAGTTTGTTCTCCAAAAATAGTGGATAAAATTAGGTATTGACAAGTGACAATTAATGTGCTATACAGTAGTATGACTATAATTCACGGGGGGGATATGAAAAAAGAAATTAAATCACGATTCAGTGGGAGTGTGCTGTTTTCTGGTGAATACAGTTCCCTAAAAATTGCTCTGGAGTCTGCCGTTAAATTGAAAACAGATCTACGGGGCGCGGATCTGAGGGGTGCAAATCTGCGAGGTGTATATCTGAGAGGTGTAAAAGGAATAAATAAATATTTATGCAATCCACTTTTTGGGCTGTTCGATCAACCAGGAAAAATCAGAGCATATAAATTAGTTAATGAAAAATTGAAGGGCATATATAATGGTTGTCTTAAATACGAAATTGGAAAAACTATTTCGGTTGAAAAATACGACACAAATGAAAATAACGAATGTGGTGAGGGCATTAATTTAGCTACGTTGGATTGGTGTATTCGTGAATGGAAAAGGGGATATAAAATAATAATTTGTGAATTTAAATCTCAGGATATTGAGGCTATCCCAATTGCCACAGATGGCGAATTCCGTGTCAAAAAATGCAAAGTGATTGGTGAAAAAGATTTAACAACTATAGGTCTGTAAGGGGACAGATATGAGAGATTGACCATTATTGGAAAAGGAGAATGAAATGAAAACACTGCACCAATTCGTTAAAATAAGCGGCTCTCAGGAGAAAGCCGCTATAAAAATAAGAGTATCTATATTTACTATAAATAGGTGGCTGAAAGGAAAAAATAAGCCCAAAAGCGGCATAGTACTGGACAAATTGAAGGAATTGGGCATAAAAGTATAGAGAGCTTAATGCAAATATTTTTATGAAAAACCCATGCAGTTTAAATTAATGCCGATATGACTATCGGAGATATACGTTTAAGAATATATTTAAACCATTGATTTATATGTTTGCACATATACCAATAATTTGTTGTATACATATGTGGTAGCACTGCATGGCTTGGTTAAGTATAGGAGAATAGCAATGAAAAAAATAGTTAATGTCAAGGAATTAAATGGCGAAGGGCTTGAAGCACTGTTAGGAGAGAGAGTAACTCTGTTCTGTGTTAATTACATTTATACTGGAAAATTGACTGGTGTGAATAAAACCTGCGTTCTACTCGAAGATGCAGCAATTGTTTATGAGACTGGCGAACTAACAGGATTGGATTGGAAAGATGCCCAAAATCTCCCTAATAATTGGTATGTCAAGCGACATGCTATCGAGAGTTTTGGAATGCTTAAATGACAATGTTGTGTCGATGGAGGAGCGGGAGCTTGAGCGGGAGCAGGAGCAGGAGCTGGAGCGGGATCTGGAGCTGGAGCAGGAGCTGGAGCAGGAGCAGGAGCGGGAGCAGGAGCGGGAGC